TTATTTTGGTGAGATTATTACTTTTACCGAAATTGAATTTGTACAACGCTCAAGGTCATTCTCCACACCAATTGGATTGGCAATTCTACCTTCAGGGTCATATACAAAACACACTAAAGTTTCGCAATCAGGATGCGTTTGATAATGAGCTATATCAACAATTAATTGCTCACCAACTTCTTTTTGCTTGAGATTTTTTCTCGTTTTCTTTAACTCGATAATGATTTTTTCATTCTTTAACAAGAAGTCAACTCGTGTTGAAGATCCTGCATAGCTTGGCGTATATTCTTCTGGTCTGACATCCTCGAAATGAATCTTCAAAAGAGCATGAAATAAATCCTGAACGTCATATTCGTCATTTATTTCAATGGTTTGTCTATTATCGTGTCGTTGCTGTAGCTGTCTTGCAACCTTATGAAATTGATGGCAAATTAGTTCAACAAGAGCTACGGGATCATTTTTTGTCTCTATGAAATTTCCGTCAATTCCATATTCTTCAATCTCAGCAATCATAGACGTAAGAAGAGAATGTGCTTCATCTAAACCACTACAAAATGCGTTATCGAAAACATAATCTGGTGTATCACCAACAAATGCCATTAAAGAGTATCGAATTGAGCCAAATTCTTTTTTGTGATCTGACTCTTCACCAAATATTTTTGATATGGCGGTCTTAGTGTTTCTTTGCCATAAGTTAAAACTTGGGTTATTTCCTGTACTCCTTCGTTCATTTTGTATTGCTGGGATTTGCTCCCGTTGTCTTTTTAATATCTCGATAGCTTTTTCTGGCTTCATTATCTTTCCTCAAGACTAAAAAATAACCACCTCTGAACTTCACCGCTGATATATGGAGCAAAATTGCTTACCAATAATAAGAGTTTCTTCTGTGCCACCAATAAAGCAGACCGTATCCGACGATAAGAATACCGAAAAACATTAACGACATTCCCCAGCCAGTTCCGTACCACGAAACCATATCATCGAAAACCAACCCACCCATTTCACGTACTCCGGCAGCTTCCTTAAGAATTGGTTTGAATACCGGAATCAGAAGGGCGATCGCCAGTGGAGCACCCCAGCGAACAAGGCCTGTTTCCATTTTGATCCCGAAAAAGATCCCCGCCCCAACAACAAGCAGCCAGACTATCAGGCCAGGCGCAGTTTCCAGTGCTGTTTGCCATTCAACATCGAAAGTTTTCATTAGCCAGGCAACAACTGCCAGACAGAAAGCAAATACGCCGACGACAACCAGTTCAACGCCGCTTGTTTCGTTATTTCTACTCATCCTTTTGATCCTTTTTTACTGTTCAGAATTCGCACAATAAAGAACGTGCAGTGTTGGTAATACTGCACGTTTGTCTCATTCCTGAGACTGTTAATCCTTTTACTCTTCTCCAGACACCGCTTTTTTCATAAACATTTTAGTACTGTAAGTGTATGAACTTAATGCAGAAACCTGCCTTGCGAGTGCCAGAATATCTTGTTTTTCCAGTGTCCTGATGTTCCACACGATGAAATTATGTGCGTTAGTGGTTTCTTCATCAGTATATCCATCCGCAGAAGTGATTAGCTTCCGCTCGGTAGCTTCTTCTTTAACATCAAGAGCATAGCCATAAGCTAAGGTGTTTAAGTCTGCACCCGTAATTTTAGCTATCTGAATGATGTCACTGAATTTAGGTTCAGTTTTGCCGGACGCTATCCTGACCAGCGTACTCACGCTAATGCCAGTCTTCTCGGCCAGTTCTTCATAAGTCGAGTGTTCCAGAATTACCTTTTTGATACGTTCTGCTCTCTGTTTGTCCGCCATAACTTCATGCTCATTGTTGCCCATCTACTTGGCTCCATCTTAACAGTGGTTTTTCAATAGTTAGATTTGATGCTCATTTCTGACAATTTAAACATTGCAAATGTATTGACTGTCAGATCTGAGCATATTACATTGTGACCATTCAATCTGCTCACAAATGACTATTGACACATATTTTGATGGGTGTGACTACTTATGATCGACTGGTTTACCGGAATCCTGCCTTGCACACACCGACCGTTACCGGCTGGTAGTGTCGTCAGCGTCGATGCTGACGGTGCAGTGGAGTGGGAAACAGTAAAACGGTTGACCGTTCGCGGTTCGCATGAGTCCACAATGAAAGTAAGGTCTGTTGGATCTGATGGTGAAGGTAGGGCAACACATCTCTACATTGACGGTAATCCATCAAAGTTTTTGCAAGGTCACTCTGTTATAGGTTCCGACGATTTGCAAGGGTTGGTGTTAACAGCTTACGCCAGAATATTGGCATTACTGCATATTCCTCATGATCTACCATCCTATCGGCAGGTCATGGAAGGGCAATTTAAGATCTCGCGCATCGATATCAATTACATGTATTCATTGTCAACATTAGAAAATGTCCGCGCATGGTTATATGCCGCAGAATTTAAAGCTAAAACTCGCCACGGTCGCGCCTGTGGTAAAGGTGGCACTGTTTACTTAGGGAAAAACTCCCGTCGTTGGAGCCTGAAATTTTATTCAAAATATGATGAGCATACATCTGGCAAAAAAGGGCACCAGATGGCAGACGAATTCGTTAAAGCTGGTTTACTGGACTGGTCAAAAGATAAATTACGCATTGAATTAACATTAAGAACAACTGAATTAATTGATTTGAATCTTACGCTTGGTAATAGCTGGAATATTGAGACGCCCAATAAATTATTCTCTGACTATGTAGGGAGAATAGAAATGAATCAAAATACCATATTAACTGATGAAAAAATAATTAATCTCCCAAGAAAAATACAGTCTACATATTTATTGTGGAAGCAGGGCGCGAACATGAAAGAGATGTTACCGAAACCTACATTCTACCGACACCGTAAAGAACTACTTTCTTTCGGAATAGATATTAACTTTTATTGTGAGTCACCGGATTCTAATAACGTTGTTCCGTTGGTTCGTACTCTTGAAGCCAAACCAGCCAAAATTCCATCATGGGTTTATGAGAAAGGTTTAATTTTCGATTATAACCGTATTTCACATGCCAGTAACTGGCATTAAAGGAGAGTGATATGTCTAATTATGGTCTTTTTGTAAAAGGTAAAATGCTTGGTGCTCGCCAGCGTAATAAGGTCAATGGTCAGGGATACTATAATGAAATTGGTGTTGGCTTAGAGATTCCTGATGGTTTTGGCGGCACTAAGCAAGACCAGATTATTATTCGTGTATCTCAGGCTCTTGTTAATGCCGGTGTAATGAATCAGGCAAATAATTTTATCGGTAAGTTAGTCCAGATACCTGTATATGTTCGCGTCTGGTCAATGGAGGGGAGGGAAGGAGTAACTTATAACATTTCATCAGATGGCGGCATTACTGAAATAAAAGGCTGATTATGGATACATCAGGTTTCGATATTCAGTTTGATAATCATATTCCTGAAAATGGTTACCGTATTGAAGGTTATTTATGTAATGCGAACAATGCAAAAGAATGTCAGGCAATAATGGTACGTTCTGAACCATTTCATCAAATTGATTATTCTGCAATGGGAAATTACTGGATATTAGGTTTTGGCTCTGTCCTGCTGCTCTGGCTTTTTTCTGTAGGTGTGGGACAGGTAATAAAGATGGTTCGTACTGCTTGAATGCGAACCTTTAAAATGTAATGGAGATAGAGTTATGTTTAAAAAAATCGTTAGTTTTCTGGCTGTACCTGCATTAATGGCTGTTTCTGGCGCGACTTTCGCTGCAGAAGGAGCGGCATCAAGTGGTGTTGATTTATCGCCGCTGACGAACAGCATTGATTTCAGTACAGTTCTGGTTGCGATTATGGCCGTTGCTGCTTCACTGGTAACACTTTATGCCGGTGTCGCTGGCGTTCGCTGGGTATTGCGTACCGTTAAATCCGCATAAATTCATTATTCATGGGCGATGCAATATCGCCCGTTTTACTTGAGGTTATTATGGAGATTGAATTATGGAAATTGGGTTCCCTTTTATGGGGGATCGTCTCAGCTTATGTCGTTATTCTTGGGCTAAGAGGCTGACGGTTTATTCCTTTATTTTTTCCTTTCTCTGGGTTTCCTTTCCCCGATATTCATATTCATTTGTACCAGCAATTGCAGCAGTGGCTGCGCGGGCTGTTATTCCTAAAGTCGTTGGCCGGGTGCTTGTTCGTCGCTTTGCTGCCAATGATGCGATTTATACGGCATCACAGCTTACAGCAACCCGTGTTTTTGTTGGCCGCGCTGCGGCTAATGCTGCCGAATACTTGCCTGCTGCCTCATCATACAAAATGAGCGGTGTTGCAACGTGGGCGGGTATTGCTGCTGCTGTATCATCTTTTGTTCCGTCTTCTTTGAGTTCATCTGACGGCTCGGTAATGGTAATGACTAACGGTAAAAAGATTTCCGATAATTTATATGAAGTAACGTACAGTGGTCAAAGTGGTGAAAGTAAGACGATAACCGTTAATTTTGAACCACAGGAATTAAGTCCGGTAATCCTTCATGTTAGTCGTAATAATGTGGATGCGGGTTCTCCAGTTGTAGGTGTTGAAACAGGATATTCCACGCCAGATAATGCACTTTATTATTATCAGGATTCGAAAGAGCTAATTTATTACTATGGTGATAATCCAACTGAAATTGCCAGAAATTATCTTAATGACTATAACTCGCGTACTTATACTGAAACACTAACAAATTTTGAACGCACTGTGACGAATAAAGTTGTCAACAGTAATGGAGATGTATCCTTTACTGAACAGAATTATAAGTTTACTTATCCTTCCTCATTTTATGAAATACCTGAGATTACACACTTGTATAGCAACCCGGCCGCATCTTCATTTCCCGCAGGTATTCCCATGTATGAAAATGTAGCAGGGCTTCCCATGTATTACAGCGTTGCTTATTTAACAGCAGGCAAGCAATATCAGTATCACAACACGCCTTGTAAAACGACTAATCAGTCAAATGGTGGATATTCGACGATTTGCGCCGTTCCTGAAAAAGAGGATTACACCGCAAAAGATATTGATGAAAAGAGTGAGCTTACTATCTGGACCAATACCAAATATAAAGCCATGACGGAAGTACTGGAGGCCGGAAATATTGAGTCCATGATTGATTATCTGGAGTATCTTGATAGTGTTAGTGTATCGCCAGCACTTCTTGCCGACATGATTAACGAGCTGTGGTCTGAAGCTGCCGTTAATGCCGATTATAACGGCTTACCGTTTAAAGAGGTTTCACCGGCTGAAGTAACTTCTGCGATGTCGGAACTTAGGCTATCTCCAACGTTATTAGATATGCTTTCACCTGTATCTGACAGTGCAGGGGCTGACGTCAATATTGATATTACCATTAATAACAACTCAGGATCTGACACTGGAAATAATGGCAATATAGATTTGGGAGAAGATCCCGGTGTAAAAGAGCCTGAGCTTGAAGAAACGCCAACGGCAAGAGATATTTTAACGCCAATTATTAACTTGTTGCCTTTTACAAACGAATTTAACATCGGCTCTCGTTCAGCATCCTGCCCCGTTGTTGAATTCAGCGTGTTTAATCACCAGTACAGAATTGACTCCCATTGTCCGTTAATTGAGCAGAACAGAAGCGCCGTAGAAACCATATTTCTGATTATATGGGGATTTGTTGCGCTCCGTATTATTCTGAGTGCCTAAAGGAGTGCAACTATGTTTGGGATTCTGATTAGTGCATTAAATACTTTGTTAGGTTTTGTATTCCGGTCATTGATTATTAAATTCGTCGTATTCTTTGCGCTGTATTTTGTAGTCCAGGGCTTCGTTGAAATCCTTGTTGAGTTACTGCCAGATTCAAGCAATCTCTCATCGCTGTTTGCCAATTTATCAGACGGATTCTGGTACTTCATTAACCTGAGTAAATTACCACAGGGGATTAGTATGATTATCTCCGCAATGGCTACTCGTTTTATTATTCGACGTATTCCTGTTATAGGGTGAGTTATGGCTATTTCTGCATATATTGGCATACCCGGCTCAGGAAAAAGTTATGAAGCCGTTTGCAATGTCATTATTCCGGCATTTACCAGCGGCCGGAGAGTTGTGACGAACATTTATGGTTTACAAAAAGATAAAATCACCGAACGTTATCCTGATGCAACGGGAGAAATTATTGTTGTGGATAATGATGATGTGCTTAAAGCAGATTTCTTTCCTTTTAAAGGTGGGGAAGGGAGCTTTTGCCAGTTTGGTGATTTAATTGTTATTGATGAAGCATGGCGAATCTTCGGTAGCGATAAGGATATGACGGCTGAGAAGAAATCATTTATTGCTGAACATCGTCATTTTACGCACCCTGAAACGGGTATTAGCTGTGATTTGGTTATTGTAAATCAGTCACTTTCTAATATTGCTCGCTTTCTGAAAGACAAAATAGAAACAACTTACCGGATGCGCAAGCTGAAAGCGTTGGGCCTGAATAATCATTACTGCATTGACGTATATTCAGGCCACAAAATCTATAAAAGCAACCTCGTCACCAGTTATCGCAATAAATATAACCCTGATATTTTTGAACTTTACAAAAGCTATGAAGGAAATAACGGTAATGAAAAGCAGACAGATAAACGCCAGAGCATCTGGAATTCTGGCAAAGTCAGGTTCTTTCTTGTGCTTTTTCCATTGATGTTTATCGGGTCAGGCTGGCTGATTTACTCATTTTTCAGCACGTTTGGCCGAAGCGATCCCTCGCCAGATTTGACTACAACAGATGTACGTGATGCGGCCATGTTTCGTTCTTCCGCTGTTACTCCAGCATCAGATACTCCCTCAGAACCAGCTGAACCGCCACTTTCAACCGAGTGGCGTATATCAGGGAGAATGACCAGTGAAGGCAGGGCGTTTGTGATTCTTGTTAACGGTGCCGGTGTTTTGCGTGCCGTTCCTGCATCCAGTTTTAATTACAAAGGGATGTTGATGAGCGGAATTATTGATGGTGAGCGTGTGACGCTTTATACGGGGAAAAAATAA